GAGACCCAAATCAGACGGCTACACATGTAGAACTGCTCGAAGAAGGCTTGCGGACGGGGGTTCAAATCCCCCCAGCTCCACCAATACCTTAAAAGCCAACCCTAACCGGTTGGCTTTTTTTTGCCTACCGCCGCGTGTTTGCGCGGGTTCCTGCGGGTTCTTGCGGACTGCGGAGAGAGCCAGTTCTGCCAGTAACCGGCACGGTTTACTCTCCGTTTGCACATTCTCTCTCCGACCCACCCCGCCCAGCGCGGGCCGAAGTCCGGAAGACACGGCCGTCACCCCTATATAAATCAACGGTTTACGCGCGGACGAATCAATCGGTTTTTTTGTGGCATTGGTAAGCGAGCAGAAATAGGCCGAAGGAATATACTTATTTTTTTGTATTCGAAGATGAAATGACCACTGCATGTCCTTGCTTCGGCCGGAACGAAAAATGCGCCCTTTGTTCCGGGTCCGGAATACTTTCGCCCGCGATTGAGAACAAGGCCAGGTTAATCAATTCAAGCGGCTTCTACTCTGCAGGTCAGTCAGAACATCAAAAGAAATTGGATGCTTTAGAGAGTAAAGCGCGTCAGATGTCGGCCAGGGCTCCTTTGCGCAAGGAGGCCACCAAAGTTGAGATGGATGAGGCGTTTGAAAAACGAAGGCAAGCCGAAATTGCGGAGCGAGTAGCGTGGGCGGAATCTAGGCGAATAGAAGCCGAGGAATTTCGGGATTCGCAGGAACGAAGTGTCCAAAGCGCCAGGGAGGATGCGGAGAGAAAAAAATCCTTGCAAGAAAAAAATGATCAGATACGAGCGATGCGGGCCGAGAAAGAAAAATCTCTTGTGTCTATATTGGCAGCGAAAAAAGATGCAATCGCTCAGGGGAAAAATGTGACTGGGCCATACCGTTGCTTACGCTGTCAATGGATCAACGAGAGCAATCGGCGGCAGTGTTTTCTTTGCAAAGCGTCCGATCGCTATGTTGAGATTTTTTAGTTTCAAGCCACAACAAACCGACAGCAATTGACCACTATTAGTTTTTGATTTTTGAAAAGAGCCTTGCTAGGTTTCGAAAGCCACAAAGATCACAAACACAACAGTTGCCGCTGCTCCTCCCATAACGCAGGCGGGTCCACCGCAAGATCAAACAACGTCAGGTGGTCCGGCAGCGCGCCCTCCAAAATCGCCTCGACGATGTCAGGAGCCAGCGTGGTCAGATTCACCATCCGGCTGACGTAGCTGTTGTCGACTCCCTCCAGTGCTGCAATTTCAGTCAGGTTTTTCACCTTGCCGGACTCCAGCATGGCCAGCCATCGGTGACCCCTAGCCAGCGCAAGTTGCAGTGGTGTGGCTGCCACGTCCCAAGGCCGCAGAAGTTTGCCCGGCTGGCCTGATTGCCCGTTAGGCAGCGTCATTTGTTTGCGCCCACTGCGGCGCTTGATCTCAATAGGTACAGACAGCGTGATCCGGCCGTCGCTGGATTGAATCACTTCCGTGGTGCCAATCGATCTGATTTGAATCTCGCTCATGCCATGGCCTCCGATTCCATTTCCGTGGCTGGCTCGGGCTGCAGTTTCTTGTGGTGCAACTCAAGCACCAGTCGCTGGATACCCGTGGGATGCAAATCCATCGACATGTTGTTGGGCGAGACATTCACCTGGCGAACCAGCAACCGCACAATCCGCATCTGTTCAGCAGGGAACAGTTGGTCCCAGACATCGTCGAGCCGCTTCATGGCCACCGTGACGATGGCCTCGTCCAGGGTCGGGTCGTATTTCTGGGCCTGCGGCAGAACCTCTTTGACCACATCCGGCGAGCGCAAATGGCCGCGCAATTGCTCCAGCACCGCCGACTCCAGTTCAGCCGCTGGCATGCGGGGCAGGCCCGATGCACCAGCGTGCTCCTTGATGTCGCGCTGGGGCACGTAGTAGCGGTAGCGGCGACCGTTTTGTTTGGCAGTTTGAAAAGGCGACATCGCGCGACCGTCGCTGCCAAAGACGATGCCTTTGAGCAGGTACTGCGTCTTAGCTCTAGTCGTGGTGGCCCGCACACGTCCATTCGTGCTGAGGATCGCGTGGACATCGTCCCAAATGGACTTCGTGATGATCGGCGGGTGCTCCGCCTGATACCAGAGCTCCTTGTGACGCAACTCACCAAGGTAGGTGCGGTTGTTAAGGACCTTGTAAATCAGGCCCTTGTCGATCGGTTTGCCCTCCCGGACCTTACCGTCCTGTGTAGTCCAGGCTTTAGAGGTCACGCCGTCAAGCCGTAATTCTTTGACCAGTTTGGTGGTCGAGCCCAGTTCCACAAATCGCTGGAAGATGTGCGCGATCGTCTTGGCCTCGGCCTCATTGGGAATCAGACGCCGGTTGGCAACGTCGTATCCAATCGGGGGGATGCCGCCCATCCACATTCCTTTTCGTTTGGATGCAGCGATCTTGTCCCTGATGCGCTCGCCAGTCACCTCGCGCTCAAACTGGGCAAAGGACAGCAGCACGTTGAGCATCAGTCTGCCCATGCTGGTGGTCGTGTTGAATTGCTGGGTGACCGATACAAAGGACACGCCTTGTCGCTCAAACACTTCGACCATTTTGGAGAAGTCGGCCAAGCTGCGGGTCAGCCGGTCGATCTTGTAAATCACGATTACGTCAATTTTTCCGGCCTCGATGTCGGCCATTAGTCGCTTGAGTGCGGGTCGCTCCATGTTGCCGCCGGAGAACGCCGGGTCGTCGTAGTCGTCGGCCACAGCGATCCAGCCCTCGGCACGTTGGCTGGCGATGTAGGCATGCCCGGCGTCGCGCTGGGCATCAATCGAGTTGTATTCCTGGTCCAGTCCTTCTTCGCTGGACTTGCGCGTGTAGACCGCGCAGCGCATGCGGCGTTTCAATACTTCGCTCATTTGGAGCCGCCTTTCTTGGCGGAGGATTTGGCGGCGTAGTCCTTGAGTCCAAAAAAGACAGGTCCTGACCAGCGGCTGCTGGTGATCTCACGCGCAATCATCGAGAGGCTTCGGTAAGGGCGACCTTCAAATTCGTACTGGCCGTCGGCTGTGGCGATCACCTGGTGCACCTTGCCGTGGTACTCGCGGGTAAAAAGTGTGCCGGGCGTTGGGTGGAAATCCCGGTCGCGCTTTCTGAGCTTGCCGGTGGCAATCAGCGAGGCGATCTTCTTGTTGTTGCGATCCAGCAGCCCAGGGTCGACCTTGCGGAATTCGACCTCCTGAAGTTTGTAGGCAAGCTGGCGCTCCAGAAACTGGCGGTTATGGGTGGGTGTTTCACCGCCAAACAGTTTTCGCCACAGGGCTTTGATTTCGGGAAAAGGCAGGTTGGGCAGTTCATGCACCTGGGCCACCGCAGTCCGGGGTGCGATTGCGGGCGTTTTGCTTGTTTTCATGTGGACCTCGTTCATTTGTTGATGAGGTCTGTATGAACGCTCTGGTCACCAGAGAAGCCAAGTAAAACTTTGCGCTCAGTGGCAGGTATCTGACGCTTGACCGGGCTTGACTGGCGCAGCCGAACCAAGCCCTTTGCGAGGATGGATGCGATCTCCAGGCGGCGCTGCTCTGGGGTCATGCGCTCCGGTGGTGTGTGGTTTGTTTCATGCATTGGTTAGCGGTCCTTTTTGTCCAACTTGCTCGAAGCAAAATTGTCCTGAAGGACTGCGGCCAACGCCATGAGGGAGTTGCGGACGAACGCTGGTGGATGCGGGCTAATGCGAAAAGCCGGACTGGGGCCGATTACTTTCTGTCTGGAAATTGGCCGTTATTTATAAATCGGTCAAAGGTATCTTCCTCTGGCTCCCCGTCGTCGTGCTGAGGCTGCCGCCACTCGGCTTCAGGCATCAATAGCAGGGATAGCGTGTAGTCGTAATTTCCTGCGATCTTCGACATCTCTGTCAATTCAACATAGGCAGGCTCACGCGGAAACCAGACCTTTGCCTGTATTGACTGAGATTGCGCGGCTCCTGAACAGTTATCGCTGTAAACCAATGACGCGCGCGGGACGGGGATTGTCCCTTTGCGTGTTGCGAAATACGCGCCAGACTTGAACGCAGACTCGTTCGATTTTGCCCAAAGCATGTGATCGTCGCGGCTGGCCACAAGGACTGCTCGCTTGTCTGCAATCTCAATCCATCGCAATGCAGCTGCAGTCAGGGATACGCCATACCGATCGGCACAGTGGCCCAGGAGATCAAAACTGACTGACTGCCCGTCAACNTGCTTTCGGAAATCGTCAAGTGGCATCAACAACGTTGACGCAAACAGATCTGCGCCGGTTTCAATGTCGTTCTTGTTGCGATCACCAGTCTCAATGTCATCGTCACCGCATTGGAATTCGCTCTGCTGATGACGATGCAGAAGATAGTGTCCAAACTCGTGCGCGATCGTGAAACGCTTGCGCCCCTCGGATCGGACTGCACTGTTATAGAGGATCAACCACTTCGATCGTGACTTGTTTGCCTTCAGAAGGCCGTCGAATCCGTCGAGGTCTTCGCCTTGAACCTTATCGATCGGGGAATCCGCAAAGCACTGCCTCGAATATTCCTGCGCTAACTCATCAACCTTGACCGGAAATCGTTCTGGGCCGAGCACCATGTTGAGCATCTTCGAGATACGGTTGGCCTCAACCATGGGACCTTTCGCCTCCGTCATTCATCCTCCCAGGCTTCAAGGATTTTTCGGATCTTCTTCTTGTCTGGTTCGTTCATGGTTTTGAATTTGCGGAAGAACGCTTCATCAAGCACTGCCTCGTCCGGTGTGGCCAATGATTCCGTGAGCAGGAACTCGGCAGTGACATCGAGGACGGCCGCAATCTTGCCAATCTTTTCAGCCGATGGCTTCGGATCGTCTTTATTTTCCAGCTCCCAGATGTAGCTTTTGCTGGACTCTGTCAGCTCTGCCAGTTGCTCAAGGCTGAGCTTTTTTTGCTTTCGCAGTGCGCGGATCTTGTCGCCCAGGGGTGAAGGCACTGTTTTCTCCTAAATTGTTTGATTCAAGCCCAAAATAATACCACCGTACCGAACGATTGCGTACCTGCTTGACAAACCCATCAGGAGCCATCCATAATTCAATCAAGTTCGGTATACCGAACGATATTGGTCGTCAATGCTTGGTGAGTACTGTCGATCAAACACTGTAGGCCCTGAATGCGCCAAGTTAAGGGAGGCGTATGGCGGCCATGTCTTTAAAGGAGAAAACCACCAATGGCAGCCTTCAATTACCGTGACCTCGTTCGATTGATCCGACCGCGCAGTTGGGATTTCTATTTCAATGCACGAGCAATTCCGTTGCTCGAGGATGCCTCTAGGGAGCAAGCTACTGAGGAGTTGCACCAGCCCATTTTGTCAGCGCTGGAGGCGTTGACCGACGACAGGCAAGCGTCCACATACGCTGAACTTCGTCGTGTCAAGAACCTGGCCCATTTGCGTGGTGTCCAGGCGTTGCGCAATACCGTGCCGCTGGGTGACGCGATGCTGGATGATTTTGAGCACCATGTGAGTGACGCTGAGCGTTCGCTTTGGGCTATGACAAACTGGCCTGGACGTTTTGCCATCGCGGAGGCTTTCCTGAATGCTGATGCGGAAGTTGGCAAGCGTATTTGGCGGCGCATCCATCTGCCGCCAGGCCAGGTATTGCATTGCACGGCGGCGGATATCGACCCACTCAGGCAAGCATTGGCAGAGGCATTTACGCCTCGCAAAGGCCGTCCCCGTGCTTGTGAGGTTGACGTGCTGACACGCCATCTGGACGGTGGGGTACAGCTCGATATTCGTGTTGAAGACAACCTGCAACGCAACCTTGAATTCGGTGCAGACGATCGAACAACATGGCGTGACATCCGTCCTCCGCTACGCATGACAGTGATCATCTATCCGGACAGCGGTGTGATGGACTTGTTGGTCTTTGGCGGTGAGAAAGCCCGCAAAAAGATTCTTGCGCCTCTTGGCACTCATGTATTCAAGCATCCAATCGAACCCTTGGCTGTGCCGCAACCACTCTTTCTGTTGAATCGCTTGCGTCACGGCGTCAACTGTGATGAGCACAGTGGATTGGACTTGCGTGATCACGGAGTTGGCAAGGTGCGGATTTCGGAGTTCCGCGTGCGATCGATTTCGGCACCGCTATGCGATTACTCGATCAAGTCTCCCTCTGAGCGGACCGCACCTGATGCCCTGGAGTGCTTACAGGCTCAACACCTTCACTCGTTGATGGGGGGAGGATTCAACATCATCAGTGCAGTTGTCAGTCTGTATTTCGAGCCTGAGGGTGAGTCCCGTAAGGGGCGTACGGTGCACATTGGACTGAAGCCCACAGGAATCAGCAATCTGCGTGACATGGAGGAGGCTGACGCGCGGCTGGCAGAGGCACTGATGCAGGCGCTAGGGGTAATGCAGATCCCACCGAACTCGACTTTGCCAGCACCGGCAACCGAAAACAGCGGAGATGTCTGAGTTGGGGCCAATCAATGCACAAGCCATGGCCGCACTCTGCGCGATTCTGGAGCAGCCGACACATCAGCTGCTGCCAGATTCCGTTTGGACAACTGGACAGCCATCGATTTACCAACATTTGCGCAGCAATGAGGCGTTGAGCTTATCTGGTGACGTTGCTGAGTGTGTCCTTTGCCCTGATTGCTTGAGTGCTTCAGTTCGACCAGTGCCAACACCTGCAGGAGCTGAGCACCCTTATCAATGCTATTGCGGCGAGTGTGGTTGGGTTGATCTGCCAAAAGAGAGAGCAAGGCTTTGGCAGGTAAATCCATCCAAGGTGGCGATCTGGCTCAATGTAGCCTTAGGATTGAAAACTCGGCATCCAGTTTCCGAGGTGGTAACAGGGAGACTCTGGCATCTTGGCGCGCGGGAGCACAAGCGCAAGCGACACAACTTCTTTTTTGGGTGTTTGCTCAGTGTTGAGGCTAACGCAATTCAGGGGGAAATCGACCGACTTGCGCCTCCTGGAACGGAGGCTGTAATCACAACAAGTGATCTACTGGCTCTTCAGTCCACGAACTTGAAGGGGCGTCTATTCATTCCGCTGCAAGCCATTGCGCAACTGCGCAAAGGGAATTTTGCAATTGAAGGTCTGGATGCCTATTTTGATGGACTCGCCCCCACAGCAGTTACCGATGAGACTTCACTGCGCCTTCTGCACAGCAAGCGTATTGCACTGATTGCGGGAACCGAAATTTCATTGTCACCCCAGGTTTACGGATTCCTGAAAGTACTGGATCAGGCCGACGGTGATGAAGTCCACAAACGCAAGATTGCTGCCGCACTAGGTATAGCTGAGAACTTCCGCTATGCCGATATCAAGAAACACCATCGCACAGTGTTTGACACCTTCGTCCAGAGCGACCAACAAGGCAATTACTGGTTGCACCCGGATTTCCTAATTTTGGAAAGGGGGTATTGATCAGAGAGTAATCCCCACATACCCCAAGCATTGACCAACTTCATGAGGATCCACCATGGCCGGAAAAAATCAACACGTTGTACCCCGCGATGACCAATGGGCTGTTCGCGGCGCTGGAAATAGTCGCGACACCTCGCATCACCGCACCCAGGCAGAAGCTGAACGCGCGGCACGAGATATCGCAATGAATCAAAAAAGTGAAGTTTTGATTCATGGAGAAAACGGTCGCATCCGCGAGCGCAATAGCTACGGAAACGACCCTTATCCGCCGAAAGGCTGACCAGCGCCCTAGACAGACTCTCCTACACAGCCCGGACTAAACATCCGGGCTTTTTTTCGTCAATTTGGATTGCGCAAGGCCTATTTGCTGAATTTGCCCATTCTGGTTGTCCACTTTGCCCACCGGTTTGCCCACCCCCCCAATTCGAAACTGGCAGCACGTTTTAGCAATCACATGAAAGGACCAAAACGTGAGTGTCAAACACCTCAACCAACGCCAACTGGCCGACCGTTGGGACGTTAGCGAAGCCACACTGGAACGCTGGCGGACCGAAGGTATCGGACCGGTATTTTTGAAACTGCAAGGGCGCGTGCTGTACCGCGTCGAGGACGTGGAAGCGTTCGAGACCGACAGCCTGCGCAAGAGTACCTCTGAGCGTGCAGACGCAGGAGGTGCAGCATGAGCCAACTGACCTTTGAACAGGCGATCGCCACTCTCGCAGGAGATTTGGCAACGCATTCCAGTGACGTTTTGTTCCATCTTAAGAACGAAGCCGCTGACCAGCTAACTGCTGCCAAGGCAAAGGCCGATCACGTTGATCGCGCCATTGAGTTCAAGTTCGCCGATCGTGCCCATGGTCTTCGCCTGGAAGCTGGCAAGGACACGGGCGTTGTCCATTTTGACGATGGCCGCGTGCGTATCACTGCTGACCTGCCTAAGAAGGTTGACTGGGATCAGTCCAAGTTGGCAGAAATCACTCGCCGGATTGCAGCCAATGGCGATGACCCCGCCCAGTACGTGGAGATCAGCTACCGCGTGTCCGAAACCAAGTTCGGCGCATGGCCTGAATCACTTAAGTCGGCATTCGTACAGGCACGCACTCTCAAAACTGGCAGGCCCAGCTTCCGTCTCGCACTCATTCAGGAGTAACAACCATGAAGTTCCCAAGTTTCAAAAAGACGACCACCGTCAAGGCTTCCGAGCCCAACCCTCCCTTTGTCTTACCGAGCGCACCGAATTCACTGTTGCCAAGGCTGCGCAAGCACCTGTCTTTTCATTCGGTGGCTTTGCCTGATTCCGTTCGCATTCCCGCAAACGGAACGACACGTCCCGACGAAGTAATTCGTACTTTAACCAATGCGACGATTGATGACATTGCATTTGCCATCCAAGGTACAGAAGCCGAATGCAGTGCAATCATTCGCCGTTCAGGGGCCTTGAAAGAACTGTACGAGGCAGCGCGCAAACGCGGTGCACATGGCACTACGACGGTTGCAGACGCTTTTGCGTCCCTGTCTGACGAGGAGTTGCGCAAATGAAACTCCCCATCATTACTGCGGACCAGCGCCTGGCCGAACGCCGTGGCGTCAAAGGCGTTCTCGTCGGCAAAAGCGGCATTGGCAAAACCTCGCAGCTATGGACCCTCAAACCCAGCGCCACTTTGTTCTTTGACCTGGAAGCTGGCGACCTCGCAGTAGAAGGCTGGGCCGGTGACACGGTGCGCCCACGCACCTGGCAGGAGTGCCGCGACTTTGCGGTCTTCATTGGCGGCCCCAACCCGGCGCTGCGCGATGACCAACCCTATAGCCAGGCGCACTTTGATGCGGTGTGCCAGCGCTTTGGCCAGGCCTCGGCCATGGACAAGTACGACACCGTGTTCGTGGACTCGATCACCGTGGCTGGGCGTCTGTGCCTTCAGTGGTGCAAAGGTCAGCCCCAAGCCTTTTCAGAAAAAACCGGCAAGCCGGACAGCCGAGGTGCTTACGGCTTGATGGGTCAGGAAATGATCGGCTGGCTCACCCACTTGCAGCACACGCGGCGCAAGAACGTGTGGTTCGTCGGCATCTTGAACGAAGCGCTGGACGACTTCAACCGCCGCGTTTTTTCTCTGCAGGTTGATGGCTCTAAAACCGGACTGGAGTTGCCCGGCATCGTCGATGAGGTGGTCACGCTGACCGAACTCAAAAGTGATGACGGCAGCAGCTACCGCGCCTTTGTCTGCCACACGCTCAACAACTGGGGCTATCCGGCCAAGGACCGTTCGGGTCGCCTAGACGCCATTGAGGAGCCCGACCTGGGCCGCCTCATGGAAAAGATTGCTGGTCCGGCAAAACCTGCACCAGAACGGCTCGACTTTGCGCGGCCCGCCAGCAGCGTTGCGCCTTTGCCAGAAGCCAGCACCACAAGTGAAGACACCACTGCGGCCAGCGCAGACACCAGCTTCGACCCCTCTTCCTTCAATCCCACTCAGGAGTCCTGAACATGACTTACTTCGATTTCAATTCCGCGTCTGAACAAACCTCTTTCGACCTGATCCCCAAAGGCACGCTGGTGCGCGTGCGCATGACAATCAAACCCGGCGGCTTCGACGACGCCTCGCAAGGCTGGACCGGCGGTTATGCCACCCGAAGCAGCACCACTGGCTCGGTGTACCTGAACTGCGAATTCGTGGTGACCGATGGTGAGTTTGCGCGACGCAAGATGTGGTCACTCATTGGTTTGCACAGTCCCAAGGGACCTGAGTGGGCCAACATGGGCCGCACCATGGTGAAGGCTATCCTGAACTCGGCGCGCAACGTCCAGCCGGGTGACAACAGCCAAGCCGCCCAGAACGCCCGGCGTATCAGCGGCTTTGCGGATCTGGATGGCATTGAGTTCCTGGGCAAGGTGGACTGGGACAAAGACCAGAACGGCCAGGACAAGGCGGTCATCAAGGCGGCAGTGACACCGGACCACAAGGACTACGCCGCTGCCATGGGTGCGCCGCGTACACCAGCGCCAGCTTCTGCCTCTGCCGGTGCTTCGCCCGCAGCCAATGCCTATGCCCAAGCCACAGGTCGTGCGCCGGTTCCCGGTCGACCGAGCTGGGCGCAGTAAGCGGGGATCACAGCCATGATGCTTCGACCCCGCCAATCCCTGCTGGTCCAACGTACCCTGGACGCGCTCGCTCTGCATGGCAACACGCTNGCTGTCGCGCCCACCGGGTCTGGCAAGACCATCATGTTGTCGGCGGTGGTCGGCAAG